CACAAAGATAAACTATCAGTTTTTATAGATGAATATGTTAAATATTGTACAGATAACATTTATAAAATTTTTCCAAAAGAATATGATGCTTCTATTGCAGATGCTATTTTAGAATTATTTAGAAAAAGGGAATATATTGATATCTTTAATAAAAAGGCACTTTATATTTTTATTAGAGAACAAATTGATGTAAAAACTCCAAAAATTACTAAAATTGCTAATGTTTTATACGCAATTTTCAAAGAAAAATATATGTTTTATTTGGAACATAATAGATTTCCATACAAATAAGTTCCATTTAATGATATTTATAATCAAAAATTATGGGACAACTAGATTCAATTATATTTGGTAATAAAAAATTTTCTGATATTTTAGAAGAAATTTATACAAACCAAAAGAAAAAAGAAGCACAAGTAACAGCTTTAATAGGTGAATTAAAACCTTTAGTTCAAGAAATTGGCGATGCTACTCTTATAGTACCTCTTATTAAAGAATATATGGAGATTGGTGTTAAAAATGATGAGGCCCTAATTAAAATGGCTACTATTGTTCAAAGAGTTATTAATAATAGTCAAACAGATGATGGCAATTTTGGAATTTCTGAAGAAGAAAAGAATCAATTATTAGCTGAAATGGATAAATTACAATCAGGGAAAGATAAAGAATAATGGCTAAAAGAATAACAGGAAGTAATAAATCCAAAACATCAATTTCATCAGCCCCTGCGGGTATTTTTGCTGCTAGGGTTAAGGCTATTATATTAGATGATACAACTTATCCTGATAAATTTCAAGAATTAGGAGATTGGTCAAGTATTGGTACTATTTTTTGGGACTTACCAACAGCTCCTAATGTGGGTGATGCTAACCCAACTCAAAATGCCACAGCAAAACCTTTATTTCCTAATGAAAAAAAATATCCTTTAGTAAATGAAATAGTTTATTTAATTACTATGCCTGATAGTAATAACCAAACATCCCCAAATAAAAAAACATTTTACTATTTCCACCCAGTAAATATATGGACTAGTAACCATCATAATGCTATTCCAAACCCATATGAAAATACATTACCACCATCCCAACAACAAGATTATCAGTCAACAGAAGGAGGTAATGTTAGAAGAGTAACTGATGGGGGAACTGAAATTAATTTAGGTCAAACTTTTGTAGAAAAATTAAATATTAAAACACTCCTCCCATATGAAGGAGATATTATACATGAAGGAAGATGGGGTCAAAGCCTTAGGTATGGTTCAACTGTTAATGATGCTTCAATTCCTAACTCATGGTCTAATGCTGGAGAAAATGGATCTCCTATAATTATTTTAAAAAATGGTCAGCATGATGATGGTACAGATCCTTGGGTACCTCAGGTAGAAGATATTAATCAAGATAAATCTAGTATTTATTTAACTTCTACTCAACAAATCCCAATTGAAACTGCTGGAGATAATTATAAATCATACAACACCCCCTATATCACCTAACCAATTTGATGGAGATCAAATTATTTTAAACTCAGGAAGGTTATTATTTAATTCTAAAAATGATTCTATATTATTTAATTCTTCTAAAACCATTAACTTACAATCCTTAGAAGATATAAATTTAGAAACTCCAAAAACAACAATTGAATCTAAAGAGATTTTATTAGGAAATAAATTTGCTTCTGAATCAATTATATTAGGAGATAAATTTTTAAATGATATGAGTAAATTACTAACTCAAATAATAGCATTAAGTACAGCTCTTCAATCTCCAGTAGGTAGTGGTGTTCCTTTTGTACCTAATGCTGTCATACCAGTTCCAGCTACTCAACTCCAACTCCAAGCAAATCAAATGCTTAGTAGTATTGAAACTTATAAATCAAAAGTAACTAAAACTAAATAATGTCTTTAGCAAAATTAATAGTAGGTCAAATGGTAGGTGCAGCAAAGAATGCATTTAAAATGAATATTATTGTAGATACAATTAAAGAAGAATTAATTAGTATAACAGCAACTAAAATAGAAGATGAAATACCAGTTACTCTTCCATTTGATACAAGATCAGCCTTAAAAGGAGACGTAATAATTAATACTAATTTATTAACACCTGAAAATCTTCAACTTGTCTCTGAAATACCAGAACCTATAAAGAATGATATTAGAGCTACTTTAGATGAAATAGAATCAGTACTTAATAACACTATAAAGACTAAAAACCAACTACAAGGAAATTTAAATACTCTTTTAAAACCTACAGATACTTTAGCATTATTTGCTGAAAATATAGGTAAAGTAATTCCAGCATTAAATGGGATTGTTTTGCTTATTAAAAATCTTCCTATACCAACCTCTGTACCTCCGGGTGTTGGTTTACCATCATCTGTACTTACTAACTTTGCGGATTCCTTAGATGGATTAAAAAAACAGATTGATAAATTAGATGGCCCTGTTAAGACGGTTAATTCATCAATCAAACAAATACAAAAAACAATAACACCTATAGTAGGAAAATTAAAACTTTTAGATCCAATTTTTTCTAGTGCTACTACAATTATAATCTTTATCAAAACTTTATTAGATTATGGTCCTTTTGCAACAGAACAACAAATTAATGAAGTATCAAATTTAGTTACATCTAATATTGAAGAATCATTAGCATCTACATCAGGCCCAATTGTATCTCAATCTAGTGGAGTATGGATTAAAACTTTTAATTCTGGAAATGGAACTTCAAATTCCCCAGAAACCCCTCCACCAACCCCAACTTCTCCCTTCACCTCAAGAAATGGTGATGTTTGGACATTCTTTTCAAGTAATCAAGCTGCTAATGATTTTTTATTAAGTCAATTAACTCAACCTAATAATAATCCTTTAATTTATAAAGATTATAAATTACAAATTGAAACAGATCCTAATAATAGATTTTCCTTCCCATCAAGAAGAATATTAGCTACTTATACTATTAATGAAGATAATATTGAAGCCCAAAACACAACTATAAACTTCCAATTAAGACTTGTAAACTCAACAGTATATAATCTCCCTGATAAAGGTTATTCATTCTCATCCTCAGTTCAAGCTTTAATAGCTGAAACTTACTATGAAATTGACCAATTTATTTCAGGTCAACAATCTATTCAAACTCAAATAAATAGTGAGTATATATATGACGCTAAGGGTGTAGCTGTTGGTCGTAAACCAGGATTCCCAGGATATTCATTAGGACCATATCGAAGAGAAATACCTAATTTAGGTCAAAAAATACCTAAATCTATATTAAATACATCATATTTTGAAAGATTTGTTAATGACCAAGCTGATGATGGTAGTTTTTTATCTTCTCCTATAATCATACAAGGTAAAACTGTAGGTCAAAAAGCTATTAATGAAATATTAAGTCCAACATCTAGAGATGGAATAATAGCTGGGAGTTTTATAGATGGTTTATTTACACCAAAAGACCAAACACCTTATATTTTTGAAAGTTATTTAGAACTTTACCCAGATGCAAAAGGTGAATTTTATATAGAAAAAGTAACAATCCCTAAAAATGTTAACGCAACAGTAGATTCAAAATCTAATAGTTCATCTATAGGTTCTCCAACTGCAGCAGTTACACCTCCACCTCCTCCAAACCCATTTTACCCATTTGATAGAGGGGGTGTTAGAAATGGTGAAAGATTATATTACACAATACCTAACACCAACCCTGCAGTTATAAGAGCATATGAATGGGATATTCTTCGCGAAAAATGGATATTAAAAAGCACTTCAGGTGGAACAGGAGGAGGAAAGGGTGGTACCGCAAGGGGACCTTTGTAATTTGATCAAAACCTCTTAAAATATGAGTATTCAAATTCCAAAAATCATTCATCAAATATGGGTTGGAGATGATCCAATTCCCGATTACTGTATGGATTTCCACTTAAAAATGAAACAATTACACCCTGATTGGGAAGTTAACTTATGGGGAAATGAAATATTTACTACTTACTACCCTAATGATCCTTTTTTATCTAATTACAAAAAAAATGCTGAATTATATAGATGGGCTTTTATATGTGATAGAATTAGATTATTATTACTTAGAGATTATGGGGGAGTTTACGTTGACATAGATGCTGAACCTATTAGATCATTTAATAATATTTTATCTAAATTAGAACCCCACCACACATTCTTCTCAGGTCTTAAACCAACCCAAGAAAATAATACTTTACTAGATTGTACAGTTTATGGTTCTGCTCCTAATTCTAGAGCAGTTAATCTATGTCTAGAAACGTATGATGACGTAAATTGGGCTAATGGATGTAAGATGTTTAGTGATGCCTTAATAGCGCATATGGACACTGATATAGCGTTATTTAACTATAAATACTTCTATAATTGGGAACGAAATGATCCCCATACTATAGTATTACATGATGTTGAAGAAACTAGACTTTTTAGTTGGGTAAAAGATGGAGAAACTAAAACTTGGTAATATACCCCACAATTCCATGCAAAAAAATAATTAATTTAATATTTATAATAAAAAATGAAATCTACAGAACTTAAAAACATGATAAAAGGAGCCGTAAAAGAGGCAATTCAAGAAGAATTGAAAGATATTCTTTTAGAAGCTGTTAAAGCTCCAAAAGCATCTACTGTAGCCGTTGTGCAAGAATCAGTAACCCCAATCCAACCTCAATCAACCCAACCTCAAATGAGTGCTGAACAAAAAAGATCAGCATATCAAAATATTTTAGGTGAAATGGGTGGAGCAATGACAACTAATAATGTCCCTCAAAGGTTTAATCCTACAGGTGGAGACTCAATTAATGGTTCTTTACCTCCTGGAGAAGTGGATATGTCTCAAATAGCAAATTTAATGGGTAAAAAATAATTTAGATGGCTCAAATATTAGCAAATAAAATCCCTATCGATTCCAACCCTAGAAAAGCGGTTGGTTTTGGCTTTCCTTTAAATGGTAATGCTGTATTTGTACCTACTTATACTACTAGAGAACAAACAAAAGCAAATTTAATTAATTATTTATTAACTAATACTGATGAAAGGATATTTAATCCTAGTTATGGGGCTAATTTAAGAGCCCAAATTTATGAAGGTTTAAGTACTGATAATTTTTCAAGTTTAGAAGATGTAATTATACAAGCTATAAACGATAGATTTCCAAATATAGAAGTCGAACAAATATTATTTACCCCTGAACCTGATAATAATACTTTATTTTTTACTTTAATATACCAGATAGCTTTACTATCAGGTACAGATGAAATAAATATACAACTTACATAATGGCTGAATTAAAAAGAGATATAAGATATATTGATAGAAATTTTAATGATTTTAGAAATGCATTAATTAATTACTCTCAAACATATTTTCCAGACACATATAACGATTTTACTCCTGATTCTACAGGAATGCTATTTATTGAAATGGCTTCTTATGTAGGGGATGTTTTATCATTCTATTTAGATAATCAAGTCCAAGAAACATTTATTCAGTATGCTCGTGAAACTGAGAATCTGTTTAATATGGCTTACATGCTAGGTTATGAGCCAAAAGTAACTACAGCATCAAGTGTTGATATTGATTTTTATCAACAATTACCTGCAAAAGTAAGTGGGAGTGTTACAGTTCCAGATTATAATTATGCTCTAGTTATTCCAGAAAATACTACAGTTCAACCAGAAGGAAATGATCAAGAATTTATTATTGAAGATGTAATTGATTTTTCATCCTCAAGTTCACTAGATCCTTCCACAGTTACCGTATACCAAATTTCAGGTACGACCCCAACTACTTATCTAATTAAGAAAACCAGAAAAGCAATTTCAGCAACAATTAACACAACAACTTTTAACTTTTCTTCCCCAGTTAGATTTGATACTCGTAATATTGCTGATTCAAATATTATAGGAATTTTAGATTGTGTAGATTCTGATGGAAATGAATGGTATGAAGTACCTAACTTAGCACAAGAAAATGTATTTGATACTATTAGAAATACTAATACTAATGACCCAAATGTCGAAGATGATGGGGCAGGGAATGATGTTCCTTATTTACTGCAATTAAAATCAGTTCAAAAAAGATTTACAGCTAGATTTGTAAGTACTGGTTCACTACAACTACAATTTGGTGCTGGTAGTTTTGGAGATAATGATGAAGAAATAATCCCAAACCCAGATAATGTAGGTTTAGGTTTACCTTTTGAAAGAGATCAATTAACAACAGCATTTTCACCTTTAAATTTTGTATTTACAAATACTTATGGTATTGCCCCTTCAAATACTACTTTAACAGTTAGATATTTAACTGGGGGAGGTGTTAGTTCTAATGTTGAAGCTAATACTTTAACTGTAGTTGATGATACTAATGTTTCATTTACAACACCAGGTTTAAATCCTGCACTAGCTGATAATATATTTAAATCATTAGCAAGTAATAATCCTTTAGCAGCTGATGGGGGGAGAAATGGAGATACAACAGAAGAATTAAGACAAAATGCTTTAGGTAATTATCAAACACAACTTAGAACAGTAACAAAAGAAGATTATTTAATTAGAGCTTTATCTATGCCTTCTAATTTAGGAGTTATAGCAATGGCTTATGCCGAACCTGTTAAAGTAAATGAATATGAAACAGGCACTCTACCTTCAATTTTAGATTTATATGTTTTATCTTATAACATTCAATCTAATTTAAAAACAGCATCACCAACCTTAAAAAGAAATTTAAAAACATATCTTTCTGAATATAGAATGATAAATGATGCCATTAATATTAAGGATGCTTTTATAATTAATATTGGTATTAATTTTGATATAGTAGTAAGGCCTAACTATAATAATAATGAAACCCTAACTAAATGTATTGAAGCTTTAGCTAATTATTTTAATATCAAAAATTGGCAAATAAACCAACCAATTATTATTCCAGAATTAAATATTCTTTTAGATAAAGTTGAAGGGGTTCAAACAGTTAAAAATTTAAAAATTGGTAATTTAGCAGGTGCTGATAATGGATATAGTGAATATGCTTATGATGTAGTAGGAGCTACAATCAATGATGTAGTTTACCCATCAATTGATCCTATGGTATTTGAACTTAAATATCCTAATGTAGACATTAAAGGTAGGGTAGTCCCACTATAATAAAAAAACAAAATGGCAGTATACAAACTTTTTCCAACAAAAGATGCATCACTTTATAGTGAATTTCCTAGTACTAATACTGGCTTAGACCAGATATTAGAAGCTTCTACTTATTTAAAAACTGGAACTCCATATGTTAGTAGATATTTAATAGAATTTTCAACAACTGAAATTCAAAATGTACTTAACAATAAAGTAGGAGACTCTTCTTTTGCTACTTATTTAAGAAACTATTCAGCACTTGTAACTTCTTTAAATACAGATTCTAAATTAGAAGTTAAAACAGTATCTGGAAGTTGGAATATGGGAACTGGAAAATTAGGTTATAGTCCTGCAGTTGAAAATGGATGTAGTTGGGTATGGAGAAGTTATTCAGGTTCAAATGCTTGGGTATCTACCGGCAGTGATTCATATGCTAGCCCGGTTTACTCACAATCATTTAGCTATGGAAGTACAACGGATATAAATGTAGAGGTTACGCCATCAGTTTTATCTTGGTATAGCGGTTCAATCCCAAATGATGGTTTTTTAGTTAAACAACCTGATGCTGTTGAATTTGTTCAAAATCCAAACGTTGTAACTACATTTAAGTATTTTTCAATTGATACAAATACAATATATCCACCATCATTAGAATTTAAATGGGATGATTATACTTTTAATACTGGCTCATCCACTAATACAATATTGGGATCTGCTGAAACTTTCATGTCAGTTTATAATAATGAAGGCGTATATTATTCTGAAAGTGTAGCTAGAATGAGATTAGCTGCTATCCCAAAATATCCTTTACAAACATTTAGTACAGCATCTGAATGGACTACAAATTTCTTTTTACCTGAAGATGTATCTCTATATGCAATTAAAGATACAACAACAAACGAATTTGTAGTCGATTTTGATTCTGATTATACAAAAATTAGTGCAGATTATTCATCAAGTTATTTTGATGTTTACATGAATGGTTTAGAACCTGAAAGATATTATACAATTTTAATTAAAACTGTATTAGATGGTACTACAAAAGTGTTTGATGAAGATATAATGTTTAAAGTAGTTAACGGTTAATTATGGCGTACGGAAATTCAAATGGAGGAAGTGGTGCTGGTGCTGGTAAATCAGCACAATATAATGATGAACAAAAAGCCAAAGCATTAGCCTTAAAAATCAAAAATGAAGAATTATCTTCAAAACCCAGAGCTTATGGAGGCCAACCTTCTTCAGGCATTGGTGCAGGTTCAGGTGCTAAACCCCTTCCAAAAAATATTTCAGTATTTTCTAATAGTTCAGGTGTAGGTTCAGGTTCAGGAGGTGGAGTACCTATTATTAATGGTCCCAAACCAATACCACCTGCCCCAACACCTCCAGTTCCAACTCAACCTATAACAAGTAGTGCAAGACCAAAAGACCCATCAGAAATTGCAGTTGAAAATGTTCCATCAATTTCAAATTTAACAAAACAAGTTTTTGATAAAAATAAATTTAAAGAAACTATTGATACCAGTTTTTCCCAATTAGGAGATCAAAATCCAATAGATGAAGGTTTTTTTGATATTAACTTGGCTACCATAGGAGATTTTTTTACATTATATGATCAATTCTTTTATGACATTCCAAAAGAAGGAGATACAAATTCTCATACTTATTTAGCACAATCAAGTGGAGAATACGCAAATTTTGAATTAATACAAGAAGAAATACAAGCTTTATTAGATGAAATAGGAGAAATAAGACTTGAAAATGTAGAACTTAGAACCTCTCAATCTTTACTTGAAGTAGATTTGGCAAGTGCAAACGCAACAATTATAGCAACTCAAATTAGACAGGTTTAAAAAGAGTACATTTTTTGAATTAAAAATATTTATAAATAAATGGCATCAATACCAACAGCATCAATAGATTCAATTAATCCAAATTTTGCATCCGGAGAAGGATATGAATTATCAGATCAATCCATCATCCCTAATGCTAACATTACAGCAACCTTCACTCCCTTTCAAGATATAGTAGAAATTTGGGCTTATGATTTTAATAATAATTTAATAGGTGGTAGTAATAAT